TTTGAAATCCAAATAAGTTTGAACCTCTAGCACCGTTAACTGTAAGTTGTCCTTTACGTATTAACTGTGGATTATTAGCTAGTAACTTACTCCAAGTAGTAGCTAACTCAAACCATACTTCAGGGAAAGGAAAGATATTTCTTGTAACATCTGATAAAGCATGTCTTTTAGATGTATCGTATAACAACTGTTTAGTACCTGATAAACCATAAGCTTTAGCATTTGTATCTGCTACTTTAAAATTATCTATCTTTCCGCTAGCTGTAGCTCTACGTGCATCTTTTAAATCAGCAATAACGTTTTTAGGAATTTTTAATAACTCAGCTTCTTTAATAAATTCATCTCGTACTTTCCAAGAGTAATTTTCAAAGTTATCAAGTATATGCATATACCTAAATTGTTTAAAAGCTACTGACCTTGACAAATAAGCATTAGGTTTACCCATCATGTGATTAAACGCAATGTTTACTAAATTATCCATACTCTTTTCAAAATTACCTAATGGTCCTAAATTTTTTCTATTAACAATATCTTCTGATACTTTTACAGCACCTAAATCTAAGTTAAGACCTTTTTCTCCAACATATTTTTTAAGCTCTTGGTCTATGTCTGACATTGTTGTTTTACCACGAAGTGACAATCTTTCTGGTATACGTTTGTTTAAATCTTCTAAAAAGCTAAGACTTTCTCCAGCTCTTCCTGCATCATCCCATTTATGTAAGCTTCCTGTTGCTATTGCATTTCTTAAATTACTATTACCTGTATCTGTAGCTGAAATGTTATATCTATAAGCTTTAGCAGCTTCGTCATAAAAATATTCTGTTCCTTTTTCTACACGACCACCTGTTTTGATTCTTATACGTGTTTCAATAGATTGTAAATATTGGTCTATAAAATCACTGTCATTTAATATCTTACTAAATCTACCGCCACCCATATCTACAAGTTCTTCTCTAGCTCTAGCACCATCCTTACTTAAAATCCATTTAGAAAGCTTGTCACTACCATAACCATGTTCAGCTACTTTTCTAGCTATTTCGTCACTACGCAATAACATTAATTCAAACCTAACTGCTTCTACATAATCATCTGCATTAGTTTTAATGCCTTTTTCCATTTCTGTTTTAGTACGCATAACATACTTAACATTTTTATTTCTGATAGTTGCTCTTCCTTGCAGCCCTGCAATAGAAAATGTTTGGTTCATAGCTTGTAAATGTTCAAAGCTATCAAGCAATTTATTTTCGTCAATAGAAGATGCACCACCTCTAACGGCTTTAGCGATTTTTCCTTCTCCACCCATAGTTACCCACTGTATATAGTGTATAGGGTGTGTAAAAAACGAATCCATATGTCCTGCAGCAAAACGCATTGATTCTTCTAAAAAAACTCTACTAAAAAAAGCATATCGTAATAGAACAGCTGGTTTAAATATATTTCTATTGTAATAATCTAAAAGGAACGTTACAGCATCTTGCCCTAGTTTATCTACAGGTATACCTTTTAATTGTCCTGTTGTGTAATCTATAAAAGGATTTTCTGCATATTCTTTACTAAATCCAAATTTATATTTAGTTACGTAATCTTTAGCATTTTTTATAGGTATTGTAAATGTTTGACTTAAAGAGTTCATATCATCGTAATAAGTAAACAATGAAGACATAGAACGTTTCATTAAATTATAATCTGTTAACTGTACTGAGTTATCTGCCATTTCAGACATAAGATGTGCAGTAGGTATGATAACTTCTCTATCTGTACCATCCCAATTTTTATAAGTCATTTTTTCTAAACCTTCAGACATGTTTCCTGCAAAAGGCATATCATCCCCAAATTCGTTAATAAACATAATAAATCTATCTTCTTCACTTTTAGAATAATTTTCTAAAGCTTCAGCCATAATTTCGTGATTACCACCTTTAGCTTTAACATGTTGTATATCTCTAACTCTTTGTTCATAAGCAAACTTTCTAATAGTTCTATGGTCTTGGTATTTTAATCCTCTAAATTCTTGTAGTATTTGAGAACCAACTGCTGAGTCATAACCTGTACTTTGTAAATGTGCAAACAACTGGTCATAAGCTTGTGAAAAGTTTCTCAAAGGTAAACCCATTTCAGGTATTAGTCCTAACATTCTTTGTTGTGAAGGAGTACTACCAGCATTAAAAGTAGAGTTAAACCCTAACATTTTTTCATATTTTTTACTTGTAATACTTGTTAACTCTTCTACATTAGATTTAGCATTTAAAGCAGCTTCTATTAACTGTTCTTTTTTAGGTAACCATCTACTAGCTGCTATAGTTCCGTCAATAATTCCATCATTTCTTGACAATGGTTTTAATACAGATAAAAACTTTTTGTTAGGTGTATTACGTAAAGGAGACATTGCAATATTTAAACCTTGTCCTAAATAACTTCTAGCACTTCTAAATGCTGCTTGTTCATTTCCTATTGTAGATAATGCTCTACCAGCTATTTGTTTACCAATATTTGTAGAACTTTGTAATTTTTTACCAGTTTTTGCTGTACTTACTAATGCTTTGTTTAATGCAAAAGATGCAACTTTAGGCATAGTATCTATTTGTGCAAAACCTTTGCTGGTGTATTTACCAATACTTACACCTTCGTCTAATAAAGAACCAAACAACTCTTTAATTTTTGCAGGGTTTTGTTCTTCTACAACTCTACCAACAAATCTACCATCTAAATTTCTAAAGAATGGATTAGCTTTTATAACCATTTCATCTGTTTCGTCAGCTAACGAATAAAATAATTGATTCATAAACGGTGTATCTAAAAATTCATCTTTTGTTTGTCTAAAAAATTTAGGTACACGTTCACCAAAAAAACCATACTGTTTTACTTGTCTATTAGTAGCTTTGGTAACTCTTGCTGCACCATTATCAATAGCTTTTAATTTAGCATTAGCACCTAGCATATACTCTTTAAGACCTTCACCAGTTAAACCGTCTATATCTTTAGCAATTTGTTCTTCAGCTTCTTTTCTTAAACCTTGTTGATTAAGTTTAAATCTTTTACCTGTAGCTAATACTTCTCCTGTTTCTTGGTCTAAAAGTTTATTTACACGTCTAAGGTTTTTAAATTGATTCATTACTTGACTGACACCTTTATCTGCAAGTAACTCAGGAACTAATTTATAAGTTAAATCTATTGCACCTGACAGTTTGTTGTAAGATTCTGTACCAGGTGCTGAAATCATAGCTGCTTGATAACGTCCAGGTGAATAAGGTATTGTTTGTTGATAGCCTTCATCTGTTCTTGAAGGGTCATCAGCACTATAAACAAATCCTTTATTTCTTCTACCAGCATAAAAGTTTATTTTATTAGGTTTGTCTGAACTTAAATAGTTTATTTCACCAGGTTTATCTAACGGTGCTAATGGTTCTCCAATTTTTTTATAAATAAGTTCTTTAGCTTTTTCTGGTGTGTATCCATAAATATTTACTAAGTCATTGTATTGAGGCATTTTTTCTGTATCAATAGTTGAAAATAAAAACCATCTATCTCTGTCATAGTTTATAGGTTCGTTGTTAGCTACTTTCATACGCATAGCTTGATAAATTGTTTCACCAGCCATTTCTTGACCTTCTTTAAATGCATCTACTAACTTGTCTATACGACCAGACCAACCTGTATCTATACCTAAATTAGCTACTTGTGTTTTACTTATATCAATTCTTGGTACGTTAATAGCAGTAGTAGGGTCTACACCATCTCTTAACATTTTGTCGTAAGCTAAAACAGAAGACATGTATTGAAAGACTCTACCTGACATAGGAGCATCTGGATTAGGAACAGTAACTGTATTACCATTTTTATCTTGTACATCTATTTGAAAACCGTCTTTATAAAAACCAGTATTAGGTAATGGGTTATATTTAGAAATTGTTTCAAATACATGGTCCATAGCTGCACCTATCCACACACCATATTGTGTATCACCTTTAAGCCAGTTAGCAGCTGTAAATCTCATATCATCTACATATTCAGTGTTTTGATACTTATCGTTCATAAACTCCCAGATTTCAGCTTCTTTCTTAGAAAACTGTTCATACAGTTGTGAGTTAATTTCGTTTAATCTATCTGAGTTAGGGTCTTCATTAAGCTGTGCAGCTGCTTTAACTGTAGCTTTAGGAAGCATAGGATTGTTTTCTGTTATGTTTATAACGTTTTCTGCTAATTGTGGATTAGCTTTAGCTATTTCTTGATAATTTTTATATAATCTGTTTTGTCTATCTTTGATTTTTAAAAAATCTTTTTCAAAAAAATAATCTCCAAATATCATTCATTACCTGAATTTAGTAATTCTGCTATAGCAGGATGTGGATTTTGAGAATACAATGCAGCTAAGAATATATTCGTATCACTATTTCCTTCTATAGGAAAACTACCGTCTCCTATTGGAACACCTTCAGTTACTGGTTCTGATGGTCTATCTGTTGCACCAAAAACATTAGGTCTTTGAGACATTCCTTGTTGACTTGGTACTGATATACCTTGATTGTTAGGTAATGGTGCAGCTTGTTGTTGTTCTACTAGTTGTTTACCTTCACCATAATCTTGTCCAGGTATTCTACGAATAGGCTGTTTGGAACTAGCTGGTCCACCATCTGTTCTATTTTGACCTGCACCTGCTCCAGGACCTGGTGCTGCTACTGGTGCTGGTTTTCTAGGTTGTCTTGCTCCACCTCTACGACTCTTTGCCATTATAAAAATCCTTTGTTATTAATATAATTATACCTTTTTGTATATTTATAATTTCAGTTACATTTTCTGACAATATGTCTAATTCATCAGTTACACCGTATTCTTGGTATATTATGTCCCAAAACTCTGTTTCTAAAAATTCATCCATTTTACATACCAAAAGCTTGTGCCATTGTTGGAGGTCCACCTTGTCCTCCCATCTGTTGTGCTAATTGTTGTTGTATCATTGCTTCTTGCTCTGGAGACATCTGTGGTTCTTCAGGTGTATAGAATTGTTTCATTATATCAGTTATAGCAGATGGATATTCATATATAGCAATAGCTGCCATAGTTGCTTGTGCGTCTCCTTGTGCTGACCTAGCTAATATAGAATCAAATAATACTTGTTCTGCTTTATTTTTTCTAATACGTTCTTGTACTTTAGCTATATTTTCTAAACCATCAATGTTATCTTGTAATGTTTCTACGTCTATAACACCTGCTTGTAGTAATTGCAAACCAGTTACAATTTTTTGTGGTTCATCAAAACCAGCCATAACACCGTAAATACGTCTTGTTCTAAAGTCTCCACCTATATCTGCTAATGGAGAATAGTTTTCTGCAAAAGCTGAACCGTTAAAGAAACCTGCCATAGGTTTTTTAGAAATTTCTTGTGAGTAAGATATTACTACGTCCATTTCTAAACGTTTAGCGTCCATTTCAACAATAGCGTGTTTTACTATTTCTCTATATTCGTTAATCATTAAT